TTTCTTTCTAAAAGCTGGAGAAATATCCTGTTTGTTGTTGTCATACTATCACATAATTATTAATATACAAATCAATACAGTTAGTGGACATACTGTACGAAACAAGCCCTGCTTCGGCAGGGTTTTGTTTATTGACTATATAGATATAGTAAGATATAATGATATTACTCATTTATTATGAGTATCAACTTCCCTGTTTGATTAACCAATAAACCCTAGCTAGTCTAGGGTTATGTATCTTAAAAAACTAAAAGAACTAGAGCAAAAAATATTTACTGCACCTTACAGGTGGTTATTGAAAAAAGGTTTAATAGTTGCAGAAAAGGTATATCTAACTTTGTCTGATTTATATGATCAGGAATACATAAAAGATTACAGAGGTAACCCTAACTGGTCAGGGGATGATTAAAAAAATTTTTTACGCCTTCGGCTCTTGTAAGCCTTCAGGCTTTTGCCGACCTTTGATTCTAGGATAAGTTTTTGACTTATGAGCATTACAATATCTGTACTTGTTATATTTTGAAATAACAGTATCACAATTTTCCTGCAAACAAATTCTTCCACTACTATATGAATTAGAGGGTTTGTAATTAGGATATTTATTTCCTTTTATATAATCACTCATAACGATATAGTATAGTTAGGAGAAGTTACAGAAATGTATCACGGAAAGAAAAAGAAAAAGTCTAAAAAAGGCAAAATGAAAAGAAAGTAGTTATGGCTACATATCAAGGAATGAAGGTCAAGCTAAACAACCCTACGGCTATTAGAAAGGGTGAACCTGGCTATGGTCGTAAATCAAAAAAGGTATTTGTTATGGATAATGGCAAAGTCAAAAAGATTATGTTTGGAGATCCAAATATGCCTATTAGAAAAAACAATCCTAAAGCAAGAGCTTCATTCCGAGCTAGACACAAATGTAGTACAGCTAAAGATAAGACAACTGCGAGATACTGGTCTTGCAGAGAATGGTAAAGGAGAGTTATGCCAAAAGGTAAAAAAGGTTACTCAAAAAAGCAAATGAAGATTGCAAGAGTAGCACCACCTAGAAATAAAATTACTGCTGCTGATTTTGCAGCTTTAAGAAAGAAAAAGAAAAAATAATGGGAGCAGGTACAAAACATTATTTTAAAAGTGGTAAAGAATACAAAGGCAAAGTCCATAAAATGAATGGTCAAATTCATACTGGAGCTAAACACTCTAAGTCATCTAAACAAGTAGTGCATTATGGTAAGTTGTCAAAATCTGCAAAAGATAAAGCTAGAAAGAGTTGGAAATAATGGATAAAGATATTGAATACGCAGGTAATCCTAATTTTCCAGGTGATGACTAATGGCACAAGTAAGTTGGATGTGGGGTGGCAAAAGACATTATGGTACTCTTATTAGAGAAACTAAAACGCACAAGTTTGCAAGAACTAAAAACGGCAAGATAAAGAAGATTAAGAAATAATGGCTATTCCAGCAAGTGCAAAAACAGCATTACAGAAAAAAGCAAAATCTAGTGGTATCTCTTATGGCACATTAGCAAAAGTATATCGTAGAGGACAAGCTGCTTATATGAGTTCAGGATCAAGACCTGGCGTAAGTATGGGAGCTTGGGCTATGGGTAGAGTAAATTCTTTTATTAGAGGTTCTAAAAAACACGATACAGATTTAAGGTAATGTCAAGAAGAAAACAACCTTATCGCTTTGGTGTACCTGCAAAATATTTAGAAGGTTTATCAGATTCTGCTGCAAGAAAAAGAGCAGCAGAGATTAAAAGAACTGCCAAGGCATACAAAGCAGGTAAGAAAGTAAACATTAGAAAAGTACAAAAGTCAAGAATGTCTGATAAAAAAAGATAATGGCTGAAAGAAAAACTTGTCTAAATCCTGGCTGTGAAAAAAAATTTACAGCAAAACATAACAATAAAAAATATTGTACAGTTCAATGTTCTCGCAAAGCACAACACAAGAGAAGTAAAGCAAAAAAGAAAAAAGAATTTACTTCACAGATGACTGCATCAAGAGGTGAATACTATCAAGATTATATAGAAAATTTTGCAGCAGAAGTAGAAGAAAATCTTATAAACAAAAAAGATGTTGCAGAAATCTATGGTGTTAATAAATCTCTTATTACAAAAATGCACGAAGCATATCTTATTGACAAAGACAACCTAGAAAAAAAGAAAGATTGGACAACACCAGAGGATGCAATCAAATCATTAGATAAGTTTGAGGACTTTAGAAACAGATACTTTCAAACAGAAACAGGTGAACAATACGAAACAGCAGACTTTCATAAAAGATGGATTGCAAGTATTTTAAAAGTCATAGATGAAGGTGGAGAACAAATGATACTTAGTCCTCCAAGACACGGCAAGACAGACTTGCTTACACACTTTGCAGTATGGCAGATTTGCAAAAATCCTAATGTAAGAATTATGTGGGTGGGTGGTAATGAGGAGATAGCAAAAAATGCTGTAGGTGCTGTTGTAGATCATTTAGAACATAATGAAAAACTTATAGAGGATTTTTGTGGTCCAGGAGAAACATTTAAACCAAAAAACAGAAGTGGTAAATCTTGGACATCAGGTCAGTTTACGATTGCCAACAGAACTGTAACAGGTATAAAATCGCCAACTATGGTAGCTGTGGGTAAGGGTGGCAAAATATTGTCAAGAGATTGTGATTTGATTATTGCAGATGACATTGAGGATCACGGCACAACGATACAACCTAGTGCTAGAGAACAAACTAGACAATGGTGGACAACTACTTTGTCATCTCGTAAAGAGGAGCATACAGCTATTGTTGTCATAGGTTCAAGACAACACCCAGAAGATTTATATAATTTTTTACTAGAGAATCCACAAATGGACAAGATTGTAGAGGAGGCACATAGCACAGAATGTGTATTGCCAGAAAGCGATTTAGACTTGCATACAGATTGTATGTTATGGGCGAACAAGAGAAGTTATAAATGGTTGGTGTCAAGATTACAAGCTGCCGAAACTACAGGTGGCAAAGCAATATTTGAAATGGTATATCTAAATAAAGCATTTGCAGAAGGTATAGCTATGTTTGATGTAGAAGAAGTAGATTTATGTAGAGATGTAAATAGAGTTGTAGGTCAAGTACCAGCAGGTTGTCGTTTGGTAGCAGGATTAGACCCTGCATCAACAGGGTATCAAGCTGCTTTCTTGTGGGCTATCAATACAGAAACAGGCAAAATGTATATGGTAGATATAGAAAACGAACAAGGTGGTGGGATTATACAAGCAAAAAAAACAATAAAGAAGTGGTATGAAAAATATAATCTTGCACATTGGGTTATAGAGGAAAACGGATTTCAAAGAGCCATACGACAAGACAAAGATTTAAAAGAGTATTGTGCAAGAATGGGTATTTATTTAGAAGGACATCAGACACAAAAAAACAAATTTGATCCTATCTTTGGCGTTGGAAGTATGAGAGAATTATTTAAAGAAGGATTAATAAGTTTGCCTTATGGTAGTGCAGAAAGCGAAACTAAGAGTAATATATATCGTAGGCAACTAATTTATTTTTCTACAGGTGCTAGTAAGCAATCTGGCAGAAACAACAAGAGTGATGTTGTTATGGCAAGTTGGTTTCCTATGCGTGTAATTAGGAGATTACAGAAGGAAAGACTAGCAGAAGTAGGATTAGATTATAAACCTAGTTTTGGAGAATGGAATTTAACTAATATGAACGAAAGCCCTTGGGGATAATGACACCAGAAGAAATACAATATCAGATAACACAGTTGCATTATGATAATCAGAGTGCTTACTCTACTAGAGGTCGTATTCGTGCAATAATGAATGGTGGTCCTGATGGGATTATGGCTTTGTTAGGCGACCAAATACAAGGATTTCAAGACTTTCAAATACCTGTACCTAACTTGATGATGTCAGGTTTAGAACATTTATCACAAAAGATAGGTCGTATTCCAAACCTAAAAGTAGATGTACCTAACAACAAAGATTCAGATAGAGCTAGAGCAAAAGCAGACAAGATAGCTCGTATCGTAACTTCGTATGATGATACACAAAAACTAGATTTACAAATGCCACAAGTAGGTAGATGGCTACCTGGTTATGGTTTTGCAGTATGGGTAATTAGAGAAAAGAAAGGACCTGATGGTACGCCATATCCTTGTGCAGAACTTCGTGATCCTTACAACTGTTTTCCTGGTTATTTTGGTGCAGACCAACAACCAAAAGAAATGGCGATTATTCGTAGAGTTCCAAAGACTGCATTGACAAAAGCATATCCACAGTTCTCTGACAAAATAAATAGCAAAGATTTTTACAAGGCAAACAATCTTGGTATAGGTAGTGCTTATGCTTCTGCTTACACAGATTCTTACAATGGTTCTTGGGCAAACTCTAATGGCGAAGGTGATTTGATTGCAGAATATTACAATGAAGAAGGCACATACATATTCCATATGACATCTGGAACTATTCTTGATTTTATTCCAAACCCACTAGATAGTGGTCCATCATTTGTTGTTGCAAAGAAGTTTGCTTTTGACAGATTGCAAGGACAGTATGATCAAATCATAGGACTTATGGCTTCTATGGCAAAGATAAATGTTATGTCCATAATTGCTATGGAGGATGCAGTATTTACAGAAACAAACATATCAGGTGAGATAGAATCAGGACAGTATCGTAAAGGTAGATTTGCCGTAAACTATTTAGCTCCAGGTACACAAGTAAGTAAACCTGCATCAAATGTTCCCTATCAAATATTTCAACAAATAGACAGAATAGAAAGACAACTTCGTGTGGGTGGTTCTTATCCTGTATCTGATGATTCACAAAGCCCACTTAGCTTTGCAACAGGTAGAGGATTAGAAGAACTAGGTGCATCTATGTCGTTGATGATTAGAGAATATCATACAGTTATGTCAGATGCTATAGAAATGATTGATGCAAAACGATTAGAGTTTGATGAGAAAATGTATGGTGGTAGGTCAAAAGAATTATCAGGATATTACAACAATCAATTCTTTAGTGAAAAGTATGACCCAAGCACAGATATACAGGGTGCTTACAAAACACGCAGGGTCTATGGTGCTATGGCTGGATATGATGAGCCACAGAAAATAGTAACAGGGCTGCAACTACTTCAGGCAGGTATTATTGACACACAGACTTTGCAGGAAAACTTAGATGGTTTAGATAATTTGTCTATGGTAAACAGCAGAATAACAAAAGAAAAAGCAGATAAAGTTTTATTTGATTCTTTGTTAGCACAGGCACAACAAGGTGATCCTAAAGCAACTATGGCTGTAATACAAATAAGAAAAACACCAGACAATATGCAAAGTATTTTAGATAAATTTTACACAGCAGAGCAACCAGAGATACCAGAGCAAGAACAAGAATTGCTTGGAGGTGCGACCTTACCACCACAAGGTCCACCACCAGGCATAGCACAGCTATTACAAGGAATGGGTGGATAATGTCATTTAACAAAGACTTTGCAGATATTGTACATAACTCACTAGGAGATGTTGATGAAATTGGTGATGATATATTATTGGAGGAAGAAACATTACAACCAAGGATGTTTAAAGATCAAATGCCACCATTAGCATTTCCATTTGGTTATATGATTATATCCTCAACTTTTATGTATTACGAAGATGAGGAGGATGAAGATGGCAACTAGAAGTCCTAGCAATAGAGGTTTAAATGTACCACCTGCTGCAAGAAATTACCAAGACAACACACAAGCTGTAAGGAGAATACCAGGTGTTGCGTATGGAGAACAACAAGATTTAATACAACAACAACAATCTGCACCTCTACCAAAAGATACTTTGCCAAGAGAAAAACCTTTAGTACAACCAACACAAAGAAGAATGCCAAATATAGATGTTTTTGCACCAACTGAAAGACCTAATGAACCTGTAACATCAGGACTGCCTTTTGGTCCTGGTCTAAATACAAGACCAGAAGAACAGACATATCAAGCTGAAAATATAAAACAATTTGTATATCAGTCTTGGCTAGAAACAGGTGATGATAGTTTACTAGAGTATTTGTAATGGCAACCTCATATTCTGATAATGTCAATGTAGATTACTTACTAGAAAAAAGAGATACACAACCTCCTTTACAAGTAACAAGAGATCAAGCAATAAAGCTAAGTCAAATAAATCAACAAGCTGTTAATGTGCCACCGAGTGTGATGGTACAAGCTACAAAACAAAATGCTGATGAGGGTTTTATAGAAGGGCTTACAGAGTTTTTTACAAAAGCAAAAGCAGCTACATACGGAAGATTAAAGACAGCAGTTTTTAATCAATTTGGTGTAAATGAAGAAACAGGTGGTTTATTTGAGTTAGGTTTAAAAGGTGCATTTCTTGGAGTAAGAGAACTCTACGAAGATGTTATAGGACAACCACTTAGAGCAGTAGAGTTGCGTTCACAGGGAGTCGATAGCAAAGAAGCGTGGAAGAAAGCTGCTATTGACCCTTTTGCATATTGGAAAGAAGCAAAAGCAAGGGGAGAGAAAATAGATTTAGGTAATGCTTTGTTTCAATCTACCGACCCTGAAAAAACACAGACATACAAAGATTTGATTGACAAAGGTGCTGACCCACTAAAAGCAAGAGATATAGCAATATCAAGACTTGGTGCAAATATATTTGATGATATTTATGAGGCAGAAAAAAAAGTTGTATTTGATGGAGATAGAGCAGCAGCACTTATTGCAAGAGGTAAAAGTCCACACATTACGCCAGGTCGTGTATTGTTTAAACCTTTTGAATTTTTTATAGGACCAGAAGATAGAGCGTATGATTTTGCTACAGGTATTTTTGATTTAGGTTTACAACTTGCTGATCCTACTTTCGTTGCAGGTAAAGCAGTTAAAACTGCAAGAGCAGCATCTAAAATGTTAGCTTTGTCAGATGAAGCAGCAGCAGGATTAGGATTTTTAAATGGATTTGTTAGAAAAAATTTTAGTAAAACAACGGCAAGAGAAGCGATTGATGGAAAATTTGGTGATACATTAGCAGACTTTTTGTACGCTAATAAAGATAAACCTGCAAATATTTTAGAACAATCAAATTTTAATTTAGTAAATAAATATGTAATTGAGGATAAACTTTTAAGTAAAGAATTTAGTGATTTTACAAAAAAATTATTTTCTTTAGAAGATGGTTTATCACCTGAAGCTGCAAGAAAAGCAGTAAAAGATATTTTATCTGAAAAAATACTTGCTGTTGCTACAGAAGGTGCAGTTCCACAAGTGCAAAAAAGAGGTGCGTTCCGAGTTGCTTTGCAAGAGCATTTTGGACCTTTGTATAAAACAAGGTTGAACGCAGGTAATCCAGACAATTTAATAGTTGAATACACTAGATTTTTAAAATTATTAGACCCAAAGGATCAAGTAGTAGATGTAAACAAAAGAGTTAAAAATATGATAGAAGGACTTGATAAGCTATCTTCTACTACACCAAACAAAAGAGCCACCTTTCTTACAAATCAAGTCAAAGATGATTTTTCACAACTAAGACAAATATACAAAGAGGAACTTACAAGAACAGGAAAACTTGTTGAAGGAAATGCTACAGACAAGTTAGTAGATAGGGTATTTTTATCTTTAAAATCTGCAATAGATGAAAAAAATCAAATATCTGAGGATATAACAAGATATAGCAACATTGATATTTTGCCTGTTGGTATGAAAAAAGCGTGGGAAAAACTATTTAAAAAAGGTGATGATTTTGTTGCTGGTACTAATAAAGATACATTAGATGATATAGCGACAACATTGTTTCAAAGACCAATACTTGAAACAACTCTTTCACAAGATTTAATACTTACAAACCCATCAGAAGTTATAAAATTATCAAACAAATTGATTGGTGGTTTTAAAGATAAGTATGATGATGCAACTCGCATTGTTGGTAGAGAAGGTATTACAAGATTTTTTGATGGTTATGTAAGTGGTATATTCAAACCTTTAGTATTGTTAAGACCTGCTTGGACAGTAAGAGTTATAGCAGAGGAGCAACTAAGAGCTATTGCAGATGGAGCATTAGGAGTGCTAGATCATCCTATAGCACTTCTTGCAAGACTTACAGATGATAGCGTAAAGGTGAGAGCTAGTTATGCAAGAGATGGATGGTTAGATACACCAAACTTTAGACAAGGTATATCTGAATCTTCAGTTGGTGATACCAGATCATTTAAACAACTTAGAAAACAATCTGTTGCTAGTGATATAAAGTATCAAAGAATTGAGAGAAAAATTAATAAAGTTAAATGGGATGAAGGTCAATACAGAGAAATACAAAAATATTCTAATTCTTTACTCGCAAAAGAAATAGCAACTATAGAACTTGCTGCTAATAAAAAAGAAGCAGTACAAAAATTAATAAAAAAACTTAAAGAAGAAGGTCCTATTAGAGATTCTATGCTCTCTTTAACAGCAGGTAAACATAATCCTTACAGAATATTAGAAGGTGCTAGTGGATTATCACCAAGAGATTACAACAAAGTTTTAAATGATTTTGTTGAGTTATTAAGAAAAGATATGAAAATATCTTTTGGTGGTAAAAATGTACCTAGAGATTTATATGAATTAGTAAAGACAGGCAAGTTTAAATTAGGTGATGAAACATTTGATATGAATGTTGGTGCAAAAGCAGGAATAAAACAAAAAGAATATAGAGGTTTGATAGATGGTTCTATAACTGGTAATGAAGCAACTAAGCTACAAAAAAAAGTAGATGCAGCAAATGTAGAAGTTGCCAAAGCGTATATTAAAAAATTTGGAGATATTTTACCTGAAGCAGTAGATTACAAAGTACCACCATTTGCAGTTGATAGAAAGTTTTTAGATAGAACAGTTGAATCATTATTTAAATGGTTTGGTACACAACCTACTAATGTTGCATCACGAATACCTGTATTCAAATCAAGTTATTGGAGTAAATCAAGAGAGCTAATATCTATATCAGATGAAAGTGTTAAAAAGAAAATACTAGAAGGTGCAAAAAAAGCTGGTCTTAATAAAAGAGAAATAGCAAAAATAGAAAGGACAAAATCTGCTGGAGAAGCAGGTATATCAGATGCAAACTTAATAGAAAATCTAGCAAAAGGTTTTGCAGTTGAAAAAGTAAAAGGTTTGTTGTATGACATTACACAGGAGAGAAGATTTTGGGAAGCTAGTCGTTGGTTGTTCCCTTTTGGTAATGCTTATCAAGAAGTATTAACAACTTGGGCATCAATACTTAAAAGACAACCACAAGTAGCTGCAAGATTTCAAACAACTTGGGATGGTGCAGCACAACCAAATGATACGCTTGACCCAACAGGTAAAGGTTTCTTTTACAAAAATCCAATAAACAACAAAGTTATGTTTAACTATCCAGGATCAGATATATTTCAAAACTGGATGTTAGGAGATTCTGCACCTGATACAAATGTTAGAGTAAATATGCCTGTGTATGCACAGTCTGTAAACATAGCAGCCACACTACTTCCTGGCTTTGGACCTGTTATACAGCTACCTGCATCATTTATTGTAAACAATATGCCAGAAGAAAACTTTGTATCAAAAATAGTTTTTGGTGATTTTGCACCTACTAATGTAAAAGACCCTAAAGAAATTGCTAAAAGATTAGGTTTTGTTCCTGCTTGGGCAGATAAATTTGGTACTTTATTTTTTAATCAAGGAGAAAATACACAAGGTGTTTTTGGTAATACTGTTATTGATACTTACAAAGCACTACTTTATGCAGGAAAGATAAGTGATGAAACAGAAGAAAAAGCGAATGCAGGTATGGATGAAGCAGTTAAATATGCAAAAGCTATTTATATGTTTAGGGCATTTTCACAACTTCTTGGTCCTGCTGGTTCTGTGCAACCAATATATGAACTAACAGATCAAAACTTAGATTATTTCTTTTTTGAAACATTAGCTGATGAATACAGAACAATCAAAAGAGCAAACAACTTTGATGATGTTTTAGCAACACAAGAGTTCATAGAAAAGTATGGTATAAATCCATTATCTCTTACTGTGTCTAAAACAATATCTATAGAGAAATATCCAACAACAGTAGAAGGTGCAGATTTCTTAAAGAAAAATAGAGAACTTTATGAAAAATATCCTTTGGTCGCTTGGTATTTAGAACCACCTCCAGCTTATGCAGAGTTTTCTTTTGATTCTTACAAGAAAGCATTACTACAAAATAAAAGAGCATACAGAACACCTGAACAATGGGCAGTAGCTAAAAATAAATTATTAGGTGCTGTTGCATTAGATGCTTTTGAAAGAGAGATTAATATTATCGGTAATAACTCAAAAGAAGCAAAAGCACTAAGAGATAGAAAGAAAAAACAATTACAACAACAGTATTGGGGTTATGGAACACCAGGTATTGTAGGATCACCAACAAAACCATCTATAGATATGCAGATTACACAACTAATTAAGATGGTAAATGATGAAAGTTTATCTGGTTTTTCTACAATACAATCAGCTAAGAAGTATTTAGCAATAAGACAAGATATTATTAACTCATTTGTCAATGCAGGTTTGTCAGAAACTATTTGGAAAACATCTGCTAAATATGCTGCAACAAGGGCTGCACTAAGAAACGAAGCACTTAAACTTATAGAAGAAAACCCTGACTTTGGTCCAATGTTTGATACACTTTTATCAAGAGAGTTAGAACCTGAGTATGAAGATAATTTGCTAGTACAATTAGGATTAGGACAATGACAGAAAAAGAAAAGTTTATATCAGAAATACTACAAATAATTAAAACACCTTTGTTGCCAGGTCAAAATCCTATAACGGCTACAGAGGAGGATATTGCACAACTAAACGCTGCACCTGATTTAATAACTGCTATGTCTTTGGCAGAAAATTTATTTGGTGCAGAGTATGTGAATCAATATGCTTTTGATAAAGGAATTGTACAACAAGATTATCAATCAATAATAAATCAAGATATATTAGGTGTAAGTCCATATAATTTTATTGGTGTAACAGCAGATCAGCCTATTGTCTATGGTGGTGAAGCAACAACTATTGGTGCACAACCAGGTAATTTTTATTTAGAGGGCGACCAAAATGTATTTACAAGTTTGTTGCCTGAAGAAATTAGAGAGTTACAGGCAGATATGGTAAATGCAGGATTACTCGGTGCTAAAGTAGGAAAGCCATTTAGACCTGGTTTTTTTGATATAAGAGTTGAAGGTCAAGTTATGGCACAACTTATGGCACAAGCAAATGCTTCTGGTATTGGTAAGGCAGAAAAAGGTTATCAAAACATATTACAACTGTATTTAGATAATCCTGTAACAAGTCCTGTTCAAGTCCAAACTTACTTACCACCCGATTATTCTGCTGTTTCAAATAGTGTAAATGGTTTATTTGAAAGAGAACTAGGCAGAAAGCCAAAGCCATATGAAGCAAAACTTTTAGCTGATCAGTTTTTAGCAGATAGTCAATTAGCATACGAACAAACATTACCTGAACAACAACCTGATGTTACACCTGAAACATTAGGTAATTATGGTAATCACACTACAATAGAAGTTGCAGAGGAGAGAATTGATCCTGGTGCAAACTTAATTGAAACTTTTAATCAAGTAACAGCAAAAGAACAAGAAAGGCTAGGTGCTAATCGTGATATTCAAGCCACTAATCGTATCATTCTTAATAGCATCACAGGTGCTCCAAGGTAGTATTATGGAAAATGAAAACATTATAGACAGCAATCCTAATATGATAGGTTTGTATTTAGAGGCATTAAAACAAAAAGAATCATCAGGAGATTATCAAGTTTTACATAATCCAAGCATTATTACAGATGTAAACACAGGAAAACCTATAAGAGTACAAGCACTTGGTGCATATGGAATACTGGACATAAATTGGAATAAATGGTCTAAACAAGCAGGTTTAGAAGGTGCAGATTGGCACGACCCTAAAGCACAAGATATTGTAGCTAGATATAAAGTACAGGAATATTTTAACAAATACAATTCTTGGGATTTAGTGTCTATTGCTTGGTTTGCAGGAGATAAAAAAGCTGATCGTGTTATGAACAATGGAGAATCTAATTTAGATAAAACAGACAACACAGGACAGTCTATTCAAGAATATGTAAATGCTATGAATGATCTTATTGGTGAGGAGCTTATGAATATAGAAGTTCCTATGGAAACAATTAATATGCCTGGTACACCATTTGGTCCAACAACAAATCCAGTTGTAGAAAAGCAAAAATCTATGCAAGAAGTTTTTGCTGCACAAATATTAGATGCTATTACAAAAGCTAATGCTGGTGGTTTTAGACCTGATTTTCAATCGCAAGTACCAACACAAGCAGGAGATTTTGCTGATGCAGTAGTAGAAGCAAAAGTAAAGCGAGGTGAAATTAAGTAATGTGGATTTTAATTGACACGCAAGGTTTTGTAGTTGGATATAATGAAAAAGATAAAATTAGAGGAATGGGAGAATACAGCAGGTCAACAACACCTGCTTGGTACAATACAAAAACTAAAAGAACTCAAAAATTATTTGATAATAATGGAAAACCCAATCAACCAAAAGTTAATGATAAAGCTGTTTCTATAAAAGATATAGATGGTGATTCTTTAGGAATATGGAATACTTTATACAATAATTGGTTTGATAAAACTATTATTACAGATTTAAAAAATAACAACAATACTATAAAAAGTATATTTGAAAATGTTGGTGTAAATAATACATTAGACATTGATAAATTAGATGAAATAGGATTAAGAGGTTTAGCAATAGAATTGGGTATAGATGTCAGAGATTTTAGCACTAAACCTACATATCAAGAAATACAAAAAGGTGCTAGACCACAAATAAAAAGAGATGAATTGTCAGCAGGTATTATAAATTCTGTAAGTCAAAATGTAGGTTATGAAGATTATAAAAATATTGATGATGCTGTTAAAGAAATGGAAACTACACCTATTACTACATTACCTGTAAAACCAAGCACAGTTGCAGGACCAAAAGAAATTGATACAGTATCACAAGATGAACCCCAAGTAAATGTTGGTTATCCAAAAACTTTTTACAATTCTGATGGACAGCCAACAACAGTATTAACAAAAGAAGCAGAAGAAGCAGCTAAAAGATCTGGTTTTAATCTTTTAGAAAATCCAATGATGACAGAAGAAGAATTAAAAATTACTGTTTATCGTAACGGAGAACAAAGAGAAATATTACAATCTGATTTAGCTTTATTTGAAGCAGATGGTTGGAGTACAACTGAACAGGAAGTAGTGGTTACGCCAACAACAGAAACTGTTGGCATATCTAATGATTGGAACACAGATGGATCTAACATAGTAAACCTTAATGGTAAGAGATATGCCTTATTTGCAGAAGGCAATTCTTTTAAAAGTGCAGGTTCTGAAGAAGAATTTAATGAAATACTAAATAGTGGAGAGTTTACTCCTATAGGAAATCAAAATCCTATATGGTTAAACTTTGCACAATCAGAAAACTTAGATGACATAGAAATTATTGTATCTGATAATCTTTCATACGACACACCAACAGGAACTTCTACAGGTAGTGGACAGATAATTAAATCATCATTTACAGAATTTAACAATATACCTAACAATGGATTGTTATGGGATGTAGGTGGTAGTTTTTACATAGTTTACGAAGTTCCAGGGTCAAATGGTGAAGTATATGA